AATATCTTGATAGATGAGATAAGCCCATGATTCTTTGTTGACTCAGTATCATTATTGTTGGAGATGATGATACGGTTGATTTCTTTGCCGCTAAGATATGAAATAATTTTGGGGCTAACTCCGAGTCCAAAAGTGACTAAAGAGTTTTTGATTCCCTGATCAAATAATGCCATGCTGTCGCCAATGCTCTCGACGAGAATTACTTCTTTGGCTTGATCGATATGCTCGTCAACTGTAGTAGATGCAGGAACGTATGCTGGGTATATCCAGTTTTTTCTTTTGCCCAAATGTTTCCATTTAGCGAAATCATTTTCATTATCAACTTTTCGCCCAGAGAATCCAATAATCTGTTTATTCTCATCATAGATTGGGAAAACCATTCTGCGATACATTTGCCCTACGCCAGCAAGACCAACCTTAAAAGACTTTTGAGTAGCTTCTGATATAGATTTGTTTTTGTAAAAATTGTAGTTTGGAAACAATCTTTCTAATGTCGATTCTGGATAAATTTTTTCCATTTCAATTAATTCTTTATTTTCTGTATAAACGTATGTTTCGCCTTTTTGGATTCCATCTAAAATGGTTTTTAGTTTAGATTTATCATCTTTAAGAGTGAGCTGTATCAATGCCTCCAAAGGTTTCGAGCCTTTGTTTGCGATGTAGTCATTCCATACTCCTGTATTTTTGTAAATCTGCACCGCTGTTTTATTATCGCCGTCTCTGTAGATGGCGCTAGTTCTCCAGTGATTGCCGCAATCGATAAGTTTGTATCCTATTGACTCTAGCACTTCTTTAATTTTATTAGAATCTATCGAAGTTTGGGATTTGGTCATTATTGTCTGTGTCATCTAGTTCTTCGTCTCCATCTAGTGTTCTTGCAATATCTCTCAAATCTCCTCGTTCTGCAATGTTAAAATTCGCAAATTCCAAATTAACAAAATTCTTGCGAAGAGTGTCTCCAATTCTCACTGGCTCTACCGCTCCAGCAATATCTTGGCCCAGATGTCGAGACTTGACATTGATTAGCTTGTGCGTTCCGAATCTTACTCCCTCTGTCTGAATCTCATCAGCAGTTTTATTTCTAAGAATAAACATGTGTGAGCAGAACTGAGTGATCCGATCCGAAAGAGAGACAACGCTTTCATCGTCGATGACATTAGCTGCCATCCGATTGTTGGTGATGCCGCTGCGATTAGATTGAACTGAAGTGATCATTGGGATCACTGGATTGCCATCCTCTAAAATTTCTTTTTGGATGCATTTCTTGAATTTATCAACCATCTCACCGACAGTCTGCCATTCGCTTTTTCCCGCACCAGATTCCGAAGTGGTCTTGATGTAGTCAAAGGAAAAAATCATTTGATTGCCCCTGCCAACTTTGGAATAGTAAAATCTTTTTAATGTTTCAATCATTGAATCTACATCCATGCCGCCGACATTGTAGTAGTAGAATTGAAGATTTTTGATCTTGCTCCAGACACCGCGAACCTTATCGACTATATCTTGCCCAGCTCTGCGCCAGTTTCCGCTTTCAATAAGATGCATTGGAACTCCAGATAGAGCTGCACACTGACGCATAACAAGCTCTTCCTTGCTCATCTCTCCATTATCAAAATGGAGCACAGGAACACCGTATCTTTCGCTGACTTTCGTTGCGTAATGCATACAGAATTGAGTCTTGCCGACACCAGAACGAGCGACAATAACTGTGATGTTTCCTGGTCTTAATAGAGATCCATAGATCGCATTAACTTTTGGATGTGGACCCATCATTCCAAATTCAGTTATCGGATTATTGCCTCTTTCGGGAACATCTTTGCCAATTTCATAAAGATTAATTTTTGCATTATAGATGGCATCAGCGCACTCTACAATCTGTTGATACGAAGATTCAGGTGGAATCGATTTCATCGCCTTGCCCATCTCTTGGGATGAAGCAAAAATCTCTCTCCGAATAGAAAACTTCTTTAATTCTTTTGCGGTCTTGATGAGATTACCAGATGGGACTTTTCTCATCGCCAATGACTTAATGTAGTCAGATGGGTTGAGATTGTCTTCAAATGACAAACCTAAGGAATTTATTCTTTGAGCAATAATAATTTCATCGATTTCATCTCCAGCAGTAATCGCTTGTTTGATTATGGTGAAGATGGCGCTATGTAAATTGCTCTGCTCAGAATAAAAATCAGAAGCATCAATGAAGTTGGAGATTTGAGAAAAATTCTGAGACTCTTTGATGAGTCCAGCTAGTAGCTGTTTCTCTATTTCAAAATTATAAATCATGTGTGTGTATATTAAATCTTTTAATCAATCAAGGCAAGATTATTCGTCGATCATTTCTGAATCGCTTTCCGATCTATTGAGGTAATCGCTCAAAGCTTTTCTTAAGCCTAGTTCTGTGATGATGGATTCAAAGCGAGAGTATATCATTGGACACCCCTTCTCGCTCACACATGCGATTATTAATCCTTTATATTTATCTGAATCCCCACTTAGTTCATAAAGTTTATTAACTAGGCTTTCTGGGATGCTAAATTCTGGTTGTTCTTCTGGTTCAAATTCGTCCATATTATAAGTATATTTGTTGGTTCTCAAAAAACTCCAAGCAGATCTTGTCTGTCGGATAAATTTCTACTAATTTTAGATTGTTCTTTTCGCAAAATTCATATTTTTTGTCATCTCTTTTTAATTGCTGCAAGTACTTAAGTCGATTTCCATGGAAGAATTTTACAAATTTTGTATGTTGCGCTCCTTGGACTTCTATCATGATTTTTTTATTTGCATTATAAAAATCAAAACTTAATCTTGTTCCAACTAACCTAAATTCTTCAAAAACAATATCGTGTTGCCAGTATGGTCTTAGGAAGTTTTTGGTTTCTAGTTGGAATTTGCTTCTGCTTTTTTTGTCCCAATCAATTAAGTATTTTTTAGGATTTTTAAGATTTAGCTCTCTGTCGTTTAATCCGATGAATTTCATTAATTTAAATCTGCGATTGATTGCTTGAAGTATGCAATCAAGAAGTTGCATAATTCCTCATTATCTTCGATGAGTTTAAAAAGATTTGCATCGCCATGAACTTTTTCTGGAAAATCTAAATTGTTCTCATTAAGAAGCTCTTTGAATTCATCTACAGGATTAATCCATGCGCCTTTCTTTTCTAGAAATTCCCAAGCATAGAGCAGATCTACAATTTCTTTTTGCACCCAAATGGAAGTCCCATTCTTTCTTCCGTAACGAACTGGGTAAGTAATCGTCATGTTAGTCTTTTCGTTGGGAGACTTTTTGATTGTGACTTTTGCAAAATGTCCAATGATTGGATTCTTTTTAAGATCAATCGTTTTATTGGCTGGGTCTTGCAAGATGAGATCTCCTTTGTATCGAGCCTCAAACTCTACGATGTAATTCGCAAAGTGCAGGAGTGCATTTCCGCCTGTTGCGCTTGTTTGTCGAATAGGAGCTTTGGAGTATGGATCGAGCTTGATATCTGCTCTGACTTGGCTAATGAAAATAGCCATATGTCCACGCTTCGTAAGAGCAATAGAAAGACGCTTCATGAAGTTAGCGGCAATAACTGCGCCACCAGCGACCTTATTACTGTCTTCAAAGGATTTATCGAGATCTCCTTTTGTAATAAGTCCATCCACAGAATCAAGAAGAAAGCAGTATTTTGTTTTCTGTTCATTCTTGGCGACAAGTTCTCGCATCACATCGACGACTGTTTCATAGATGTTGCTTTCAAATACGAAGCAAGTCCCATCAACCCATTCATCTGCTGAAAATACAAATCGGACTCCAGATCTTTCTCTCATTTCTGGAGAAAGCCTTCCTTCTGCTTTGATATAAAAGCCTTTTGCGTTAGTGAGGTTATTGCAAAAGTTTCTCATTACCTCTAGCGACTCAGAGGTTTTTCCTCCTTCGTTCATTCCAACAAAGCGGTGTAAACCTGGACCAAATCCGCCGCCCAACTGAAGATCAAGCTGCAAAGATCCGCTTGACACTTTGTAGTCAATCTCGTCTTCAAAATTATAGTGATCTTCCTTGTTTGTCTTCAAAAAGGAGCCTAATACATTTTGGGACGAGATAGGCTCTTTTACTTCTTTTACTTCTTTTGTTTTAGTCATTTAAAAATTGTTTTGTTGTTTTTGGTTTATGGATTATCTCGACATCTTCGCCTTCTTTGTCTCCAATAGCATAATCAATATATTTGCTAGAGTCAACCTTAAAATTAAATGCTCTGAATTTAAGATCAAGTGTCATCTTTAATTTGTCGCACACGATGTATGCCAGAGAATCAAATTTCTTATCGAACGAAACAATATTCATAAACTCTTCTGAATACCTTTCGCATAGATCATTAAGGAATTTCATTTCGCGCATATAAAAAAGACGCTTATCCTTTGTGGGAACAAGCGTCAGTCTAGAAAGGATTTCCTTCTTGTTGATTTTTTTCTTTGCTTTCTTTTTAGCCACGCTCCATTTTAAGCTCTTCCAAATCATTGTCAATCATTTTCTTGACAAGGCCTTGAAAATCTGTTTTGGGACTCCAGTTTAATTCTTGGCGAGCCTTAGTTGAGTCTCCCCAAAGAAGCTCGACTTCTGCTGGTCGATAAAATTTTGAATTAATTTTTACTAATTGATTGTTATATAATTCACTGAAATCGCTAAGGTAATTAGGAAGCTGGTACATTTCATTTAATTTTTCTCCAACCCATATTCCATCAATTCCAGCCGCTTTAAATGCTAATTCCACAAATTCTTTTATTGTGTGAGTTTCGTTGGAAGACAAAACGTATTCATTTGGCTCATCTTGATTTAGCATTAACCAAACTCCCTCAATAAAATCTTCAGCATCGCTCCAATCTCTTTTTGCTTCTAAGTTACCGAGTTCAAGAGGTTCGAATTTTTCTTTATTTTTTATTGCTTCAGATATTCTAGCAACATTTTTAGTAATTTTTCTGGTTACAAACTCTTCTCCACGGCGAGTTCCTTCGTGATTGAATAACCAACCTTGAATTGCAAAAAGGTTATATGAATCCCTATATACTTTGACAAGATGCCTTGCTGCTGCTTTAGATGCTCCATAGGGGCTTCTGGGGCGAAGTGGATGAGATTCATCTTGAGGTGTGTAAGAGACGTCGCCAAACTCCTCTGAGGAGCCAGCATTATAATATCTGCAATTTGGTGCAAATTTTCTAATAGCTTCTAATTGATAAAGAACCGCCATACAATTAGTATTCATATGATTAACTGGCATAGTCCAACTGTTGCCGACGAATGAATTTGCTGCAAAATTAATAAAGTAATCTGGTTGCTCAGTCCTAATAACTTCTTCTACATTTTGTGCATCAGTAATATCTAGATCAATAAGCTTAAATCTTGGATTATTTTTGAGATGTTGAATATTTTTGTGATTAATGACGCTCAAGCGTCTGACTCCAACTATTACTGCGTGTTCAGTATTCTTCAAAAGAAAGTCCGCCATGAAAGATCCATCTTGTCCTGTTACTCCTGTAATGATAATTTTTTTCATTTTGTTTTAAATATTATTTAATTTTTGTATAAGTTGTTTAATTTTTTTTTCTTTCAATCCATGATATAATCCTATATAAAATCCATTATTGTGTAGATAAATTGAATTTTGATAATTTACTTCTGAATTAAAATATTTTTTATAACATGTTTGATAACCTAAAAATCCAGAAATAATTGGTCTAGTTTCTATACTGAAATCATTACAAATTTTCTTTGCTTTATTAAAACTGTCTTTATCATTGTTTTTTAAAATGATTGGAAGACAGAAAGGTGAATCATCAATGTCTTCTCTATCACTAGGTAGATAAAATTTATCATTATTTAGCTCATCTTTGAATAGTTTATATAATTGTTTTCTGGATTTTGTATATTTAGGTATTCTGTTAAAATCTAATTGCCCAATAAAAGCATTTAAATCTGAATTCCTATAATTATTTCCAAAAGAATAAAAATCAAATGAGCTGTCTACATTTTTATTTTCTATGTCTTTTGTATCAAAACCATAAACTTTTAGACTTCTAACCATTCCATGGTTCCTATTAATTAGGAAAAATTTATACTCTTCTTCTGAATTTGTAAATATAAATCCTCCTTCGATACTTTGAATTTGATGACCAAAGTATGTAGAAGTTGAAGACGTGAAATATGATGAAATATTTTTTTGTTTAAATTCTCCAAATGTATTTTCACAGTTATCAAATGCTATTCTAACATTATAGTCTTTTTCTATTTTTTTATAAAAATCAAAATCTGGACAGAATCCAATTAATGAGGTTGGAAATATACACGCTATTTTTGCATGATTTTTTTCAACAAACTCAATGAGTTTATCTTTATCTATAGAGAAATCATGTAATGAGATGTCAATAAAATGAGGAGAAAAGCCATTTTTGATCCATGGAGAACAGGATGTTTGCCAAGTTGTTGATGGCAATACAACTATATCTCTTTCTTGGGATATGCTTTTATAGTATTGAGCTATTAAATCATTAGCGGTTGATCCGCTAGAGACAAATACTGAATATTTGCACCCAACATAGTTAGCGAATTTTTTTTCAAAGTTTTTTACCTGAGCATCTTGAGTCCAACGGTTTTTTGAATTTAATATGAAATTGCATATTTTAAATTTATCTAAAAAATTAAAGTTATTTTTATTTAATGGCCATTTATACATATTAAACTATTTTCTGCTCTACTAATTCATTTGAAAAATGTTTTTTTTGCAATGCTAACTTACAATAATATCTTTCCATGTTTGCATCGTCTACTGATTTTGCAGTGATTGGAATATTATTTCTAACTTGGTCTACTAAATTAAAAGTAACTTTGTTAATTTCATAAAGATTTTTATATTCTTCAGAACTAATGATAAAATCATAATTTTTTAATTGCTCCTTTAAAAAGGAAGAGCATTTTTTAAATGCTATCATTTTATATTCAGATGGAAATAAATCATTTTTAACTTGCAAAATTGATAAATAATCAAATGCATACGCTTCATCGACTTCTAAATTGATCATAGTGTTTAATTTTTTCTATTATTGTTTCTGCACATTTTTTCCATGTATAATTTTGTATAATAAATTCTTTGTGCTTCGGTAGTATTTTAAGATATAAATAATAATTTTCAATTGAAAAATTTAAAGCATTAAAAATGTCTTCTTCAATAACTTTTTCTCCAAAAATTTCTCCATTAAATAGATTTAAAAAATGTTCTGGAAATGATCTTAATCCAATGCTACTCCATTCTCTTATTGAGTCTACTGATATTTTATTTACCGTAGTTAGGATTTTATGCGGCTGTGTCCATTCGGGAATAAATTCTTTTAATGCTGATCCTAAAGTCACTATTGATGGCGTTCCACACATTACAGAATCCATTGGATTCATTCCAAATGATGTAGTATTATTTGCATATATAAATAAATGACTTTTATTATAAAGCTTTCTTAAAGAAATTTCATCCATCATATCATCTATATATATAATTTTTGCACTATTTATAGATTCAACATAATTTTTGAAATCTTTGTTTTTGCCATCTTTAATAATTAAGTTTACATTTTTATTTTGGCTAAATCTTAAAAAAGCTGGTATTAAGCTTTCAAAGCCGCTCCTATCATTGCTGCTATTTACTGTTAGATATGTGAAAATTGGGAATTTTTCATCTTCTGTTTTTCTCCAAAAATTTTCATCTGTGCCAAGATGCACATAATCAGTATTTTTATATCCTGAATTTATAATATTATTTTCAGCAAATTTACTTATCGCCAATACAAATGGATTGTATGCATTTAATCGATCAATTACTATTTGAGGGGCGAGAGAGTATTCGCAAGCCAAATAAGGAATTTGTTTTTTAAAAATTTGCTGGGTTTCAAAAACTTGTGGATAGATAACAAAGCACTCTGAATCGTTGGGATCTCCTAATATGCCAAGTTTTAAAAATTGTTCGTTTAATTTACGAGCAACTACAGTAAACGAGCCAAACTCATTTGGCGTATTCAGTTTATCATTATATGCGAAAAATTTCATTTATTTTAAATACTGTTTCTTCTATTGATATATTGCTACATCCATTATCTGCATATAAATTTATTGTTTTTTCTCCAATTGGTGCTAATGCTAATTTGTTTTGAAAATGATTTGGAAGCCAGTTTGTAATTAAATTTATTTGAGGTATCTTATTATATGCCGCAGTAACCCACATTGAACCTGAATCAGTTCCTATGACCGCATTACAACATAATGAATATTTAATTTGTTCAAAAAAACTTAAATTAGTTATTTTTTTATAATTTTCATTATTAGATAAATTAGGCTCATTGTCAACTCCAAAGTGCAATATTTTATAGCCATTATTAATTAACCTAGATATTAATAATTCCCACCAATCTTTAGAGGGACTTCTTTCCAAGCCTTGACCATATCCAGCAAATGGCCAAATTGCTATTGTTTTTTCATATATATGCTCATCATCCCAGTATTGTTTTAATGAAGGCACTTTATCTTTAAATAATTTTGGATCTAGCCCAGCCATTAAAGCTGTTTCTTCTATGCAGTTTCTATAATTATACCAATCTTGCTCTTGTGGATGAGGCGGTTTTACATTAAATACTAAATCACATTTTGAAATTATCTCAAAATCATTTTCACCTAAATCTTCATGGTAATCACTAATTTTGATAGAATTAATTAATGGGTGATTATAAAAAATAGGTGCTGATTGTTCACATTTCTTAGCTATACTAAAATACATATAGTATTCACCATACTTATCTTTTAAGTAATCTAGAATTGGTAGAGACATTACAATGTCACCAATAAGACTAAATCTTGTTCCAAAAATTTTCATG